GAGTGGTGTTTTGACCTATGCCCTCTTTCCCCATAGCTGAGATAGTGGGGTGGGGGAGTGGTAAAATGTTCCACGTGTAACAGATCATAGAAAAACCACCCGTTGTCAGGTGGCTATCTTAACAGTTAAAAGAAAATAAAAAAGGCACACCCTGTAAGGTGTACCGGAAAGACAGTTCGTTGATTAAATGAATGCGGTTATCAAGACTACCAATCCCCGTGTTGGTGGCTCGGCTAAGAGTGGTATCCACCAACCACTGACAATCGTTTTATTCATCTATCAACTTATTTCATTGTATCATAAAACTATTTTATTGTAAACTCTGATTCAACTAAAACGACACCACCACGAACGACACGTGGCACTAATTTTCCAGTAAAAACACTTCCTTGGTGAAAATTGTCAAAAGTCACACTATCTTTGACACGGTCTGGCATACCCGCACATTTAACCTCGGGTTTATCATGCCCTTCATAATGTTCCATGTAAGTTTTTGCACGAATAAACTTCGCCTGTTTAAAATTTCCTTCGTGCTTCCATGCTCCCAATCGGCTATCGTGAATATCTATTACGGGTTCTTCTTGACCAATTAAGTGTATGGAATCAGTGTCGGCATAGATAAACCTATCATAAACACTTTGAGCCGTTCGAATTGTTTTGTTTCTTGCATATGCTGTAATAAAACACGCCATTGCCGTATAAATAGGGTCAACGATCTCTGTGTTTGGTGATAATGAATATTTAACCACTTCATCCTCAAGTCTTGGTATCTTTTTATTACGAATGGGGTTTGTGGCAAACTTACCATATAATGAATTTAACATTAATTTTGCCTGTGTTCGATTACCACCCGTTGAATTGATTTTAATTTCAGACCAAAAATCAATGTAGCGTTTAAATAAACCAACTTTTCCTCTAAACTTATAACCACCATGATACTCAACATTTGATAGGTGATAGTGGTCTTTGATTAAAGCTAGGTCAATGGAAGTGACCACCATATCAATACATTCACCACAACTTGATTTTAAGTATTCGGTTTCACTGAATCGGGCATTATTTTTTAATTGAATACAGGGAAGGTGGTCTTTTTTAATCTTAAATTCACAAGAGATGAATTGAATGTATAATGGGTAATTTTCATCAGGTGAATATTCACCTTCAAACTCTTTCGGGTAACCATAGGGAAGAAGGTCTTGATACATAACACTTGGGTATAGTGAATTGACATCATAGGCACAACCTTCACCAACCATTTTTCCACTGTAACCATCTTTGAGATAAGTCCACCCACCTTTATAGGCTTTTCGAATCATATCATCTTGGTTCATTGGTAAGATAGGGAAGATTTTCAAAAACTCACGTTCACCACCAATCGACTGTTTATAAGAATTTAAGGCATCAGAAGAAGTGGTCATTTTTCGCAATCCACTTTCAAACTGTGAACGTAAAGCACGTGCAACAATCTCAACATCACGTAAAATATAGTCTTTTTCTTCTTCTGTTAACTCATGACCAACAGGTCTAAAAGTTGTGTAATCTATCTCACCTTTACCAATCTCTAGATCATACATTTTTGCTATGGTTCTAACAGGGAAGTTTAGTTTCTTGAGTGAATCTCGAAAAGATATTTTATAAGCTATTTTTCGTTTTTTACCAGTCACTTTAAAGGTCACTTCTATATCATACCATTGTCCTGTGTCTGTGATGATGGTTCTAAAGCTCATGGGTTTTTTAGAATCTTCATCATAGGTGAACCCATTCATCATCAACCATGAAAGAATAAAATTTCCATCAAACTTGAGATTGTGAAAGTACACAACAGACCCACGTTTAAGTGTTTGAACAAATGACATAAAGTCATCTAAGTTGTTCGAAAGATGAACACATTGGATGGTTTCAATGTCATAAATACAACACGCCCACACTCGACAATCATTTTCATCTGTGGTGGTTTCAAAGTCTGCCATGTATACTTTCTCCATATCTTTCATGTTTACAACCTCTTTTTCTTTTTCGTGGTTTTCTTTTTTGTTCGTTTAGATAAGTTATACTTTTTATCTAATTCCCCGTAATTTGTTTTTATCTTCTCAAGTGCCTTATCGTATTCTTCTTCTGTATACATGAATGAGATGGAAGGGAGGGAGTGGTTAGCCAAAACTTCCTTATACTCTTTATACGTCATCTTATTTAACCCTTTGACAATGTCATTCACATCTGAACCAAATACATTTTTCATGGCTTTAATTTTATTTTTACGATAGAGTTTCATTCGTTTATCCACGTAGGCTTTATCACTTAATCGTTTTAAGTCCTTTATATATTGTCGGTATTCATCTTTTGTCTTGAAACGTTGAAGTGATTTTGATCGATTCTTGGTTAGAAGGGTGTCAGCTCCTGTTCCCCACAAATTTTTCTCACTGTGAACCCCAAAAATAAAGTCAGGATCTACACCAAGAGCCGTTCTTGTATCTATCATCTTTGGGTTTGTTAAAATATTTTTTCGTTTTCGGTTAACACTATTAACCAAACTTTCTAATTTCTTCTTTTCATTTTCGGTAAAAGAAACGCCATACTGGTTTGTTGTTCTCCCACCTGTATGGCTTAAATTCTTCTGACCTTTCTTTCGACCAGCCAATTATGTTCAACCCCTTATTTAATATCCATGAAGAAAGTGACCGTTATTGCCCCCATAAAGAAAGACGTCAACAACATAAAAATAATGTCAATTAAATTAAGACTATTCATGGTCTGCTAACCTCCTAATGTGATTGTTACGAACCTCTTTCATCATGTCAATTAAGATATTACAGTATAAAATTTTATCGTGGTCTGTTAGGTTTCGTGATTGTGCAATCACTAACTTAATTACCACCATTCCCATTCTCCTAAAACTATCTCTTTGTTTTGTTCTTCCCATTTTTTTTCATCCTCCTAAAACTTTCGCTTCATTTCACTGTAAATATCATTTAGAATATATAGCTGCATTTCATCGTTGATTTCTATCTCTTGATTGGTCAAGTTGTAAACTCGTGTTAGTAATATCTCTAAAGACCCCATTCTTTTATGATATTCTTTTAAAAACATTTCTCTTTTCTTTTCACTTGGAAATAAGTATTTTTCACCCCGTACCCCGACTACATGATAAGGTGAGTGTGATAAGTCATAGAAATACCCTCGTGCACTTGCCTTTTTCTCATGAGGATAATAAGTGTCATACTTAGTCAATTTTTTCAGTCCTTTCTTTAAAATAAAAAGGGGTTAACACCCCTTTGAATTATTGGTGATTAGGGAAGAATAAAACATCACAATAACGGAATTTATTTTTCGATACCTTTTGTTCAAAGACACATTCAATTCCACAAGCTAACAATTCTTCAAGTTCTGATGGAAGAATGTTTTCTTGAATTTTCTTTAGTTTGTCTGTTACAACAGTCCCCATAAAATGAAAGTGTTGTTCATCCTCTTCAAAGATAACTACCGCGTATTCTCCGTTATCCCCTTGTAAGAAGTCAAAGTTTTTAATCGTTAATAATTGTCGCATTGGAAGGTGACCTTCTGCTTTTGTACGACCCACCATAAAATCAATAACACTACCATTTGCAACCTCTTGTACTTTTGTAATTAAATCGTTTAAATTAAACATTCTTTTCAACTCCTTTGGAATTTTTGTCATTTAATGACTTATTTACTACTATTTAAGTATAACAATAAATGACAAAACTGTCAAACATTTTTCAAAAAAGTTTATAAAAATGTTTAATTATTTTATGAATAAAAATGTATTATAATGGAATTAGTCGGAAAAGGAGGGGAAGTTAGTGAATTTAGAACAAGCTCAAGCTAAAATTTTAGAATTACAAGATGAACTTAAAACCATCAAAGAAGTGGCTGACACTCACAAACAAAATATTGAGATTTTAACTCAACGTAACCAAGAGTTGCAAGAACACAATCAAAAATTATTTTTACGAGTGACACAATCCACTCAAACAGAATCAGAAGAGAAAGAGGAAGAGTTAACAATCGGCTCATTTTTAGAAACGGTTGAACTTTAAGGAGGTAAAGAAATGGCAAAATTAGATTCAGTAGCAATGGTTAATGCAATTCGTTCAGAAGCCAGTGCCGAATACCAAGAAAGAATTCCAGTGGCAACACGTGAAACCCTATCAATCGTGGGTCAAACGATTACCGAATACGCTCCAACGTTAAACGAGTTCACAAATGCGTTGGTATCAAAAATCGGTTTACAGTTATTTGTATCAAAGATGGCTAAAAACCGTTTAGCAAAATTTAAAAAAGGAACGTTAACCAATGCCAGCGACATTGAAGAGATTTTTGTAGCAATGGCTCAAGGGGTAACATTCGATAAGGAAGGGGCTAACGTCTTAGCACGTAAAAAACCGAATGTATCATCACTATACTATAAAGAGAACTACCAACAAACTTATGAGGTGTCAGTATCTGACGCTCAAGTAAAACAAGCCTTTACATCACCACAAGCTATGAGTAACTTAACTACTCAAATTATCAACTCAATGTATAGTGCAGCAAATCATGACGAGTACTTAAATATGAAAAATTTATTGAACACTTATGATGCAATCTTTAAAAAAGTTGTTGTATCAGCTGTAACGGACGAGGCAAGTGGTAAAAAATTCATGAAAGCCATCCGCAAATCAGTGACTGATTTAACATTTATGAGTGACCAATATAATGCTCAAGGGGTTAAAACTTACACAGATGAAGGCGATCAAGTTCTTTTAGTGCATAAAGATGTGGTGGCAGAAGTTGATGTAGAGGTGTTAGCAAAAGCCTTTAACCTTGGAAAAACAGATTTTCAAACTCAAGTTGTTGTGGTGGATGATTTCGGAGGGATGACAGACACCCTTGCTTTATTAGTTGATAAAGATTGGTTTATGATGTATGACACTCTTCGCACGGTTGAAAGTATCCGTAATCCAAAAGGGTTATTCACAAATTACTTTTTACACATTTGGCAGATCCAAGCTGTTTCAAAATTTAAAAATGCCATTGTGTTCAAAACTGCCTAATGACGTATAATCCAAGTGGGAGCATTATTCTTTTGAAGAATGTTCCCTTTGATAATACGTATGGACACACCCTTGATTTTTCCAGTGAAGAGGAACAACACAACTACTTTATCAATCAAAAATTTCATAGTCGATACGACAACTACTCTTATTTAAGACGTGAAAGAAGTATTAAAATCGGAACACATTTAGATGGAATCCGTGGGTGTAACTATCTCATGTATCAAAATGCAGATGGGAAATGGATATACTGTTTCATCACACGAAAAGTTTATATCAATGATAATAACACCGAACTCATTTTGGAAACAGATGTTATGCAGACATTCTGGTTTGATGTAACATGGAATCACACCTTTATTGAACGTGAACATTGTGACCGTTGGGATGGAGATTTAACACCCATTTATAACACTGTTGAGGAGGGGTTGACACTTGGAAATGAATACATCATTCAAGGAGTGGAAACCATTCACGAGGTTAAACCCCAATATGTTATCGCCATTACACAAACCGTTAACCTAAATGGTGAGGAAACCAACTATAATTCAACTTTAAACGGTGTGCCTTCAACCGTGTGTTATGGGTTCTCTCACGGTAATACATTCGGTTATGATTCGGCTACTCTTGGAAAATCACCCTCTGTTATCTCCATAGCTAAATTACCACTTGACATAACCAATCCTTCTATTAACACTCAATATATAAAAACTGTAACCTATCCGAAAGAAGATGAATGGGATGAATCAAATAATCGTCAACCACTCCCAAAAGTTGGGGTTTATCCTGTCGATATTCTAACATCCTATACCTGTGATAGAACATTAGGAAGTGTTAATAAATTCTCACACTATCAAAGACCTTCTTCTCTTGGTTTGGGTCAACCCTTCCATGTGAAGAATGAAAGTAAACTTTTAACTTATCCATACTCATACGGTTTACTAAGTGATTGTCAATCAACCCCATTAAAAATTAAGCATGAACACCTTCATCAAAATAATATCTCCATTCGTGGAGTGGTGGCTGTTAGTCATTCACCTAAGTGTAAATTCTACATTGAAAATGGGTATCGTGGTGATTTACAAGGTAAATTAGATGCTGTTATCAATGAAAAAGACCAACAACTACCTCTAACCAGTGACGCGTATAAGAATTATATATTAAATAATTCAGCTCAAATTAAAACCTCTCAAGGGGTTAATGCGGTGAATACCGTGTCAAAAACCATTGGTGGAATTGTAACCGGTGCTCTTGCTGGAGCCAAACTTGGTGGGGGATGGGGTGCTGTTGCAGGTGGTGTTGTGGGTGGATTCACCCCGTTATTCAGTGGATATGCCACTCAAAAACAAGAACTTGCCAAACAATACGATTTACAAGAGATACCCGATACCGTGAGAAGTTTAGGTAACAACGTGGCATTTGACATTGTGGATGGTAATAATAAAGTGAACTATTATTTTATGAGTGTGGATGATAGAACAAAAAAACTACTCGCAAACTTTTGGCATATGTACGGGTATGCCAAAAATGAAATTAAAATTCCAAATCTAAGAAGTCGCTATTATTACAACTTTATTAAAACCGTGGGTTGTAACATTACAGGTAATATTGACTATGAAGATTTAACACGTATGAAAGAAATCTTTGATAATGGGATTACCATTTGGCATAATCGTGATGGGGTTCAACCCTTAAACTATCAATTTGATAATGTGGAGGTGAGTTTATTATGAGTCGAAAAAAGCCAACGATCAATGACCTTTTAAGAGAAAAATTATTCTATCTCACCTATGAGCGTTTCAAACATTTAGCGATTGACCGTTTCGAATGGGATGGTTTACCACAGGGTATGAAACCCCAATACATTGAAACATCACTATTTGAACATGGGAAGGCTTTATTTATAAAAGACCCAATTCTTGGGTTCTTATGTCTACCCTGCAACCCTGATGGAGGTATGAATGTTTATGGGGAGTTCTTACAATATCGTGCATTCGGTATGGGTTATGACAAATCTTTTGATGTGGATGGGGATTGTGTTCTCATTAAAAACAACCCGTCAATGAGTTCATCCCATGATGTGGTGATGGTTTATTCAAATCGTATCACGGAACTTGAAAAAACCATGATGGTGAACATCACACAACAAAAAACTCCGTATATAGTGGCTTGTAATGAAAAAGATTTATTAACCCTTAAAAATATCTTTAATAAAGTGAGTGAGGGTGAACCAGTCATTTATGCAGATAAACAACTACAACTTGACACGTTGGACGTTCATTTAACCAATGCCCCTTACGTGGCTGATAAATTAATGTTACATAAACACGAGGTTGAAAATGAAATGCTTACACTTCTTGGAATTAACAATGCGAACACTGATAAGAAGGAGAGGTTAATCACGGATGAAGTGAATGCGAATAATCAGTTTATAATGATGAATGTTAGCTATATGTTACAAATGCGACAACAAGCTGTTGAAGAGATTAACCAAAAATTTGGTTTAAATATAACGGTTAAATTAAAGGAGGTTGAACATGGCACAATACACCCTAACCATCAAACAGTTGAAGGAGAATAACACACCCTTTTTCAATTTCAATTACCCCATCTTTAATGAGGAATATCGTCCCATCTTGGAAGATAAAATCATACGTCATTTTTATTTTAGGGAAATTGGTTTTGAGACAGTGGGTCGTTTCCTCTATGAATTGGAAACAAAACTAAATGAGATTATGCCATTCTATAATAAACTGTATGAATCAACTCTTTTTGAATTTAACCCGTTAATTAACTACCAAGTTAAAGAAGTTCAAAGTCGGGATATTGTAGCAAATGGAAAAACCGTTGAGAGTGGAGGAAATAAAAATTTATTCTCTGACACACCACAAGGGAGAATTAATTTTGATGATAAAACCCATGTCACCTCGATGTCGGAGGATGAAACAAATCTAAATGTGATGAATAGTGGTTTAACCAATGAAACCTTCACCCGAACAATGGAAGGTAACATTGGGGTTCAGACCTTCTCCCAATTACTGAGTGATTACCGTGAAACCTTTATCAATGTTGACCTGATGGTGATGAGTGAGTTAAATGAATTATTTATGAGAGTGTACTAAGGAGGAAAAACAATGAACAAAATAACAGGGTGTTTACTTTCCAATCGTTATATTGGGATAGACCATGAGGAACTGTCAGCCCTTGAATTAATTGGTAAGATTATTGATAAAACAAATGAATTAGTTGATTCAACCAATGATGACCGTAACTCAATAAAAGGGAAACTATCAAAAGAAGAATATTACCATGACATTAATAACATACGAAAAATAGATGGTGATGGTGATTTTACAGGGTCATGGTTTGGAATCACAAGACCAGAATATGCAGATGAAACACAAGGAGCAGTATTAAAAAACCACACGGATCGTCTTGATGAAATTGAACGTTACAATGAAGAAAGAAAATCACACCTATTTGTTGATGTTCGGGATTTTGGAGCTGTTGGTGATGGGGTGACTGATGATTCATCAGCCATTCAAGAGGCATTGAATTTTTGTTTAAAAAATGGTCGTGATTTAGTTTTAGGTGGGAGTGGAACCTATTGTATTTCAAAGCCATTATCTATCATCCCAACAGACCCAATTACCTCTATACCAGAACCCGAAATTCATTTCACACCATTGAAAATTGTTAATGTAGCGGCACGAAATGGAGCTAGACTTAAAGCCATTAAGAAAATGGATGCGATGATTAAGGTTGAAGCTAACCATGGAATCCAAACATTAGGTAGTTGGTATTTTAATTGTGAAGGTGTAACATTAGATGGAAATAATTTAGCCACTACTGGAATCTATTTAAACTATATTTTCCACGCCACCATTTCAAATTGTCGAATTTTTAGATTGGAAACAGGGATTAAAAGTGATACAAGTGTGGGTACAAAAATACAACATTGTGTCATTTCAGCAAAATATTGTATTCATGTTCCAACGGGTGGTGATGGATGGGTTAAATTCAATGATTTATACCCTCTTGAAAATGGGCGTGCTATTTGGTTAGGTGGTTACGCTGGCAATTATCACATCCTTGACAATGTGATTTCAGCTAATAAAGATAGTGGTGTAACCATGGGAGTTTTTATTGATGGGACATACACCACAACAGAAGGGGTTAATTGGCCAAATGCCATGGTTAACGTTAACGGTAATGAGTTTTCAAGTTGTATTGTTGGGGTGAAAGCAGTTGGTCAATCAGAAATTAATAAGAGTGTATGGGGTGTTAACATTGTGAATAATCACTTCACTTCTTCTTTTGATTCACTAACCACCCCGGTTTGCATTGATGTTGCTTTTGCCTTTAATGTTAATATTAGTGAAAATTATATTAACACCCACCGTGGGTCATCACAATATATAGGTGTTAAACTAACATCATGTGATGGTGTTAGTATTAAAAATAATAAGTTTGATAATTTTAATGCAAATTGTATTGATTGTTATAACTCAACAAAATCAAGAATCACATCTAATGAATTTTGGAACTTTGGTAAAACTAACCGTGGTTTTTCAGCCATTTTATTAAGAGGTGAAAATTGTTCATCAAACTTCATTGAATCAAATGTCTATCGAAATGACCTTGCAAGTTACGGGCAATTCGGGGTTATTGAAAGCTATGGAGCAGATTACAACATCTGTAAAAATGATGTGTTTGTGATGAATGTTGATGGGTATTCAACCCCTTCTGTTAACAGTGTGATGAGAAGATATGAGGAAAAAGTGTCACAACCTTCTTCAACTGTTGGTTATCATAATGGGGATATTGTTACACTTAAAACCCCACTTCCAAATGGTGTGTATGGTTACGTTTTAAACGGTGAATGGAAAGAATTAAGTCATAGATAAGAGGGGTAAAAAATGAGTGATGTAGTGGCAATGATCTCTAATATTGGTTTTCCAATGGCTTGTGCTGTTGGAATGGGATGGTATTTTATGAATCAATCAAAATATGAACGTGAAGAAAATTCAAAGCGTGAAGAACGTCTATTCTCAATCATTGAGAGTAATGCAAAAGTCATTAGTGAGAATACAACAGCTATTCAGAATTTAAAAGTTGTGATTGAACGGGGGAATTAAAATGACACAATGCTTGATACTTCCATTAAATAAAATGTGGCTTACCGTGGGTTATAAACACCCATGGTATCCAAAAGAATTTAAAAATCAAACACATTATGGTGTTGATTGCACGCATAAAAACGGAAAAACAACCTTGTATGGATGTGGTGATGGGAAGGTGATTGAAAGAGGTTATGATCATGTACTTGGTAATGTGGTGGTTATTCTTTATCCTTCGTGTCAACTAACAGATGGAAGAGTTAAAGATGTGGTGGTGAGATATTATCATCTTGATAGAATAGTTGCCATTAAAGGTCAAGTGGTGACTATTAACACCGTGATTGGTCATTATGGAAAAACAGGGCAACAGGTGAAGGGTTCACACTTACACTTTGAATGTGATTTAGATTGTGACTATCCTTTATACACCCCCTGTTTAAAAGGTCATTCCAATTTATTAAAGGCTAGTCCTAAAGGTTACCCCGACACCACGATTAACCCAACTTTTGTGTTCTATCAGAAAAAAACAAGTCCAGAATGTCAAACGGTTAGCATAAAATATAAAGATAGTGTGAGTGATTGTGATTCACAATATCAAATTTTAAAAGAGTAAGGAGAAATAATCATGTGGTATGATATCGGGAGAATGTTGAGTTATAATAAAATTTTTAATTTTGTTATTGGAAACCGTGGTGGTGGTAAAACATTCAACGCTAAAAAATGGTGTATTAACGATTATAAGAAAAACGGTAAACACTTTGTATGGGTACGACGATATAAAACAGAATTTAAACGTCGAACCCAATTCTTTGATGATGTATCATCACTCTATCCTGATGATACTTTTCAAGTGAAGGGTACAAAATGTTATATCAATGGTGAGGAGTTCGGAACATTCATCACCCTATCTACTTCAACCACTGAAAAATCGAACCCCTACCCGTTAGTTAATAAAATCATTTTTGATGAATTTATTATAGATAAAGGTTCTCTTCGTTATCTTCCAAATGAGGTTGATGTATTCCTTGAATTATATGAAACCATATCAAGACTTCGGGATGATGTGAGAGCAGTTTTTCTTGGAAATGCTATTTCATTGGTTAACCCTTACTTCTTATATTTTAAAATTAAACCTGACCTTCGAAAAAGGTTCAATTCATATGAACATTTGATAGTAGAACTTTATAAAAACCAAGAATATATTGAGGCGAAAAAGAACACCCGATTCGGTAAGATGATAGCAGAAACCAAATATGGTGAATATGCAATCGATAATGACTTTTTACGGGATGATTATACTTTCATTGAACCATTCCCACCGAATTGTAAATTTTATTGTGTTGTTAAATATAAGGGTCGTTTCTTTGGTCTTTGGAATCATTTAGAAACTGGATGTATTCATGTTAATTATCGCTTTGACCCATACACTGATAATAAATTCAGTTTAACAAAAGATGATAATGAACCCGATTGGAAGGGGATAGGAATTATCAAACGAACGAAATGTCTTGACCGTGTGGTGTTGATGTTTGAAACAGGTAACGTTCGCTTTGAATCAATCGAAATAAAATCACAGTTCTATGAATTTGTGCAATATCTAAGATAGCCACCTGACAACGGGTGGTTTTTCTATGATCTGTTACACGTGGAACATTTTACCACTCCCCCACCCCACTATCTCAGCTATGGGGAAAGAGGGCATAGGTCAAAACACCACTC